CCATCATCCATTGTATTGAGCGTGTTGTTGTTTGCACCAGAATTTGAATTAGTAAAAACAGTCTGCCTAATTTTTGGATATAAATTTACGTCTGTTGGGAATATTGAATTTTCCTCTGTAGATCCTTCTGTTGTATCTCTAGGAACTTTATTAACATTGTCCCCATGCAAAACTAACCAGCTTCTTTTGTCTTCATCAGCATAAAATAAAGCGGGATCACTCATAGTACCTGAATCTGGAAAACCATGCAGCGTCATAGGCGCATAAATATTATAATACTCGTATTCATTTTGTTTTACAACAATTTTATATGTATACCAGCCCGTTGGATTTGTTGCACTATATAAAACACTTCTCCCCGCCTCGTCTGTTTCAGGTATTCTTTTATTAAATGTTATTTCTAAATTTTGACCATTCCAACTTGTAGCTGTTTCGGTACTATTTTGAGCAGCAACAGCAATAATAGAATTTTCAGTACTGTCAGATAAAAATACAGGAGATTGTCTACCGTATCTATCGGCTAATACAACACCGACTTGATATGATCTTCGAGTTTTAATAGTATGATAAGGATATTGTGTGGTAAATTTTTGTGTATCGCTTTTATCGCCTACCGCAAGAGTATAATCAAAAGAATAATTTAATCCTGTATCATAAGGTTTATTTTGAGATCCTTCTTGATAATTACCGTAAACAACTCTATTGCTAATTATTTCTTGAGCTTTTGCTTTTGTAGGCACGTTGTCGTATACTCTTGTTAGTTGTTGTTCAGGTAATGTTTTATATGGCAAGCTGCCTTTATAAGTATAATTATATACTTTATCATTAGCTACGCTAGCATCTGTTATATTTAATTGTGCTAAACTTTTTATGTCGGGCCTATTAGATTCTTTTATTAATATTTCTATTTTTTCAATTTCAAAATCTGTTGTAGGTGATGCTGAAGGAAAATCTATTTGTAAATTAACGTGTGACGCATCGTTGATCATGCTTTCTAATATTGTTGATTTACTAGCCTCAACTTCTTGTGCAGTTGTTAATCCTCTTCCTTGCGCATCATGTCCATCATATGCTGAATTATATGTTTGAGGTATAAAACAATGTTGTGTAAATGGTGATATTAAAGAATACTCACTGTCTTTAAATTGAAATCTATATGCAAATCTTACAAATTTTTCTTTAAGTCTATCGTTTTGATTTATAAAAGTTAATACTGTGCCATCAGATTTACTTATGTTAGCGTCCACATTGATTGTTAAACCATCAGCACTAACTGATTCGACTTTAGCATTTAAAGCTGTTGCACCATCAAACACTTCCATACCAGGATGTATTTCATGATTTGTATCTGAAGCTTGAGTTATAACTAAAACTTTAGCGCTGTTAACTGCTCCATTTAAAGTTGCTTTATGTTTTAATTTTTGTATACCAGTGTGATCTGTGCCATCAACTTGTCTTAACACTTTTGGCGCTGTATACGGATAATATCTTGCAACAGATATTTTATCTTCATTATTATAATACGAAGTATTATTAACAGCGGTTACAGTATTTATTTTTCTTGGTTGGTTTTTATTATCAGTCCAAAATAATAACTCATCAATTACATTTACACCTGTTATTAAAAAATCAGTATCAAATTTTAAAAAATCAGTAGAATTATTTATTAATAATATAGGTGCTGTAGCTGATCCTTCTTGATAATAATATATATTATCTTTGTGTTTTGAATTACCTTTTACAAAATAATATATATTTTTTTTCTCACTATCAACAAAAAACCCTATAACAGTTCCAACATCTTCTGTAATTAATAAATCTTCTTCTCTTAATGTTAATACAACGCTTGTTGAACCACCAATTGCTGGAGTACCAGTATCTTTACTTATTGTTATGGTGTCACCAACTTTATATCCTGATGATGTTCCGCTAAATGTAACTTTAGTTACCGTGCCTCCGTCTATTATAATATTAACACTACCGCCAACACCACTACCACTTGTTGTAAATCCAGAAGTAGCATTAGGTGTGCCACTATAACCGGCGCCTGCAGCATTAGTACCATTCGTTGTGTTTGTAGTAACAATACCTATAGTCCTTTCTCCAGATTTAAACGCACCAGTTGTGTAATTTAATTTATTACCTAAAATATTTTGCACAGTACCCACATCAGAACCCTCAGACTTTGTTATATGGATATTCTGTGCATCAAAATATTCTCCGTTTTTTAACAAACGAGCATCAAGATCTTTATTCATTTTACCTTCTAAAAAGGTATTTTTGATTTCTGGCATGTAATATTATTTAATCATTTTAGCTTTACCTCGCATGACTTGAGTCATTTGCTCAGTCTTTAAATTTGCTAATCTTATTTTAGCATTACGCATTGCTGCCCTCTTTTCTTTTCTAAATCTGTTTATTATATACTCAGGCATATTGGCTTTAGCAGAACCAATACTATGAGTTATATATTTATATATTGCATCTTCAGCAAATTTATGTACTTTTATTTCTTCATCAGTTCCTAAGCTGTCAGATATATATCTAAGCGTTATTACTTTTTCAACTAATTGATTGCTAAAATTAATTGTACCACCAGCTTCATCAATTACAAAAAATCCATTTTCTTGTGTAGTTTCAGGTGTTAAACCAAATCTAGCACCTTGCAATGACATTCTATCAACTGAATCATCGTATACACTATGGTTCACTTTTTGATTTGGCAATGACCCTGTAATTTTAGCTGTGTCAAAATCTTTAAATCTAGCGTCTATTATAGAAGATCCTGTTAACGGCTTACCGTCTGCGTCAAATATATAATTAAAATCTTCATCTTGTAAAAGCGGTTGTGAAGCTTTTGATGTAAGTCTTGTTGGGTGAATTAATCTTTCTATACCAGAATCATCTACCCAAGATATTTTAACATAATTAACATAATCATTTGGCATTGGCATTGCCAGACTAGGCCCTAATTCTATTTCTTGTATTTTTTCAACCCTTGATATATCGTAACTAAATTCCTGTATACCACGTTGAGCGTGGAACAATATGTCAGTTTTTTTAGCGCTGTCTATAATTTTACCATCTCCAACAAAAGCAACTAAATAGTTATTTATAATATCTTTTAAAGTTATATACCTATAACTACCTAAGCGGCTATTTATTAATGATATTCTTACTACATCTTGTGCGGATCTACCTGTTGTAAAGGTTAATACGCCATTTGCATAAGCAAAACCTGAAGACACTTCAACTTCATTAACAAATAAAAGAAACTTACCAGCATCATGTTTGATAGCTAATTCTATATCTTCATTTACTGTAAATTGAGTTTGATTTGCCGTAGCGATAAATACTTGGGCGTTTTCGTAATACTGATATGCTGATGTTTGTAGTAATGCCATTATCTAGTTATTTCAAGTTGTATTTTCTTTTGTTCCTCTTGCCCTGCCATTTGTATTAATGTAGGATCTTTTACGATTACACCCGCGTGTGCAAGTATTTTTATAACTAAATTAACTTGTTCAGATTTATGTAATTCAAAATCATAAGCATTTGCGGCCTGGAATTCATAAGCGTTGTTAGCTGTTCTTGTAAAAGCCCATTTAGGATTTTGTGGAATTTTAACATAATCTATTTGTGCTGATGTTAACGTAGCGGGTAAGAATTTCGCATCAGTATCTATTGTAGAGCTAGAGGTCGTTTCTTGATTGCTAGTATTAGCGGATGACGACTCTAAATAATATACTGGATAATCTAAACTAGGTTTAGTTAATTTTGAAGCATTTATATATGTTAATTCAGATTTTTTAACTTCTTGTAAGTTAATCGTTCTGTTTCCTGATGTTATATTTATAATTCTATATAAGTCAACAGGCAATGCAGATGAGCCTGCATTTATAGTTAATGTAGCTTCTTTAGATAATATATCTATTTTTTCTTTTATGTTTCTTGGCAAATCTCCATATTCATCGTTTACAACAAAACTTTTTTTCCTGTTCATTGCTCTGTTATAATCAAAGAATGATTTTTCAAGTAAGTCTAATTGCACTTGCGCACCTATCTTATTAAATTGATCAGGTGTTAAATAACCTCTACCTTCTTTGTTCATTATAGAAAGTACGGTTCTATATACTGCATTTACTGATATTGCCATAATATTTTTTTATATAATGATTAAGCCGCCGTAGCGGCTGAACCACTATCGACTTATTTTAGTCTTTTTTCAATTGTTTGGTAAACTTCAACACCTTCGTCTGTTTTAAACCATGCAGCTAATGCTGAGTATGGGTTTTCATCAAACGGGACTGTTATAAGTTTTCTACCTGTTGATCCCCAAGTAAATGTTCTTTGGTCATTTGAAAGGTTTATAATATGATTTTCTACGGCTTTTATACCTAAGTTTCTAATATTAATGTTTTCATCTTCCGCTAACTCTAAGAACAATTCTGGATTGTTTCTAGCAAATAGTAATAGATCTCTTTTAAGTTCCTTAGAAGTCATCTTAGACACCTTAGAACCGAGTTCTGACCTCAATATTGCTTCCGCGTGATCAGGATCAATATTTTGAGCAGCTGTTAAAGCTGTAATTTCCATTTGTAAATAATCTAGTTCATTTTCTGCAATTTTAACCGCATCGTATTCTTGAAAAGAATTGCCGTTTTTAGGATGAACTGCAAGAAATTTTTGTAACGTTTGTTGCTCTTTTGGTACAAAAAGTTTACCATTTCTAAAAGCAATGTGTGTTAATCTTTGAGAACCTTTCATTTCGTCTACAAATATTGTTTTTTGATTTTCACAATATTTAACTTCTCTTTCATAACCAAGCTCTTCGTCAAAATGTAAAAAGCCTCTACTATTTAATATATATGTGATAGGCGTATCATTAATTGTTAATTCGTATAACCTATCTTTAAATTTTGTTTGTTTTTTTGGTGGGGCAACCACTTTTGGTTCCGCAACAGCCACCTCTGCTATTTTCTTTTTTGCCATAATATAATATAATAAAAATTAATAAAAATAAAGATTACCCCCGTAATTACAACGAGGGTAAAATTTACTTCAAATATTAAGAATCAAATCTAATAAAGTTGTTTGCAGCTTGTACTACTAAACATCTTTCAGATAGATAATGAATCTCCATTTTGTCAACTCCAGAAGCGGTTGCACCACCTACTGAACCTGTAACCCAAGTTTTCATCTTTCTGTCATCAGCTTGAGAAGCTCTATATCTTACGTGTAAGAATGGTCTTCTAACATTTGATGCTAGTGTTTGATCATAAACTGAGCTACTACCAGCTGGTAATAACACTCCTTTTAAACCTCCAGTTAAACCTCTTGTAGATTTATCGTTAAGATATTTCCAGTCAGTTTTATAAAAGTCATAAGAACCTCTTCTGAAACCAGAGAAGCCAAGATTAAGTGCCATATCTTCAGAGTTGTTAAATACACCGTAAGATGTACCACCTGAATAATACGCATTTAAGCTCGCTAATAAGTCATCCATTACGATGTTAGCGTCTCTATCTAAGAATAACATGTTTTCTTCAATAGCTCCTTGCTTATCTAATTCTTTTAACAAGTCATCAAATTCACCGATCTCAGGAGATGCGTTGAACTGTTGAGCTGCTACGATACCCCTTGAACCAATAGCTGAAAGTAAACCTTCAGATCCATCAGGAATATCGGCATCAGCACCAGCAACAGACTTTTCAGCCTCAACCATTGCCATTTCCATATACTCTTCAAATCTAACGTTTGTGTCGCCACTAGCTTTTAAGTACCATAAATAACCTCCTTGTCCGCTTTCACCAGTTACTTCAACCCAGCCGATTTGAGCTGTGTCAGAACCATTGATTTCAAAGTGATCTTTAAGAATCATTGGCTTGTTAGTGAAAGTTTTAAAGTTAGGCTCTACTGACTCAGTCATTGAATCAGTTCCTTTTTTGAATTCAGAACCGTAAACAAATAACTTAATAGTTTGATTTGAGTTATCTGTAACACCAGCTAGATCACCAATACTAGCAGCCGCATAAGGCACTATGTCTGGAGTTGTTCCCACTGCTTTTACGAATCCTTTGAATACTACACCTTCTACTTCACATACAACTGTATTGCCAATTCTTAGTGAGTGAGCAATATCAGAACCAGTTACGTTGTCAATATCTTTAATTCCAGATACTGAGCCAGTTCCAGTTGCTACAGTTGCTTGGTAAGCGATGTGTAATCTTCCTTGTTCAGACCAAATAACTTGATCAGATTGCATTGGTGCTTCTGCACCTGCCATTTTTAAGAATCCAGCTACGGTTCTATTACCGTATCTTTCAACTTCTTTTTCATACAGCTCTGGTAAGTATTGCTTAGCCCATCCATCATTTTGTATATCTAAATAACTACCTGCAGTAGTCATTTTTTGTACATTAGGACTTACTAAACTTCCGGAACCAGGTCCTGTAAAAGTATTATTGTTTGCCATTTTTAATTAATTTTTTTTAGTTTAATAATTTTTCAGTTTCAATTTTGCTCCCGAAATATTATCACCTGAAATAGCTCTTACTTTTATTCCCGCGGCATCAACAAAACCATCCGAAGTTTTACGGGGGTTCATATTAATATTTTTAGCGTCTGCTGTTATTTGTTTAACCGCATCAGCTTTACCTTGTTGATAAAAATGATTTGCTATTGAATCAGGGTTAGAAGCAGCAAATAAAGCTTTATGAAAATCACTTCCGTTAGTCAAAAGATTATTTTGATCAACATACTTATCAAAAACATTTGATAAATTCTGTGTTTTCACTTTGCTAGCATCTTTAACATTAAACCGGTATTTCTTTTCTCCAACATTGAAATTAAAACCTTTAAAATCTTTGTTGAACAACTTATTGGCTTCTTGTTCAAAATGTTTTGTTTGCTTCTGCAATAATTCGTCGGCCTGCTTTTGCTCATTATTGTAACGATTGAAAAACTCTACTGCCTTTTGTTGTTCTGGAGCTAACTTAGAACCCAACTTGACTTCTTCGTAATATTTACTCTTTAAACCTTCCAAATGGTTTTTAGCTTGTGCAACCGCCTCCTTATGAGCTAATTTTTTTCTTTTAATAAACTTAGGCTCATCCACTTCTTCGTCAAAATCAAATTCATCTTCCATAAGGAATTGTATTTCATCATAACTAAGATGAGGCTTAGTTTGTTTGTAATATTCAGTTAGTAATGTGTTATCGTCTACATTACTATAATCTGCATTTAATCTAACGTAATCTTCTAAACTACCGCCAGTTTCATTCATAAAGTCTACAACTTTTTGAATATTTTCCGGTAAAGGTTGTGCGGTTTCTTGAGCTTCTTCTATTGCATCCTCTACTTCTTCTTGTAGCTCTTCAACTTTTTCTTCAACCTCTTTAGCTTCTTCTTCTGTAATTTCTTCTAAAACTACTTCTTCTTCTTCGCGTACTCCTTGCAGTTCCACTTCGGCTTCTTGCCCAGCTTTTTCATTTTCGCTGCTTCCGCGTAGCACGCCATCTTCTGTTTTTTGTTCTTGAACGGCATCTTGTTCTTGTTTAGGGGGATTACTTAAATCTACTTTGTACATGTCAGATTCTTTGTCATACTGAGAATCTTTCTGTACTTCTTGTTCTTTTTGAGCTGGAGTCTTTATTTCGTCTTCCAGCACTTTTGCTTTAATTTCTGCCATAATAAAATATTATATAATTATTTAAAAATTTATCTTGGATCAAATTGCTCTAATCCAAATCCACCTAAGCTATCCATTCCTGCGGATTCAAACTTTTTAGGTGGCTTACCAGATTTTCTCTGATCTATTAATTCACTTTGTTGCGATGCTTGTATTTTAGTTCGTTCGTCTTTACGATCTTCTTTGTACTTCTCTTTATCATTAATTACATTTGAATCAGCTTCCTTAAGCTTTATATTTAAATCAAATTCAAATTGCATTAATTCTTTTTTAATTGCTGCTTCTCTTTCTAATTTTTGAATATCAAATTGAGATTGTGCTTGCGCAATTTGCACTTTACTTTCAGCAACGCCTTGTTGTTTTTGTATTTCTGCCGCAGCTGCTGCTTGAGATGATTGTTGATTAGCTTGAGACTGCGCTTGTATATTTTGTTGCTGTATCTGCTGATCTAATTGTTGTTTTTTCTTTCTTCTTATTTTTAATAATTGATTAGCAAGCTTTAAATTTCTAACTTCCCTAACATCGATAGCATCTTCAAGATTGATTTGTTGTTGTTGAATAGCCATTTGAATATTGTTTTCAAGAAGTTGTTTTTGCTCTTCATCTGGTGCTAATTCTAAAAATATACCAAAGTCATGTATATGTAATTCTTTTACTTCATTTAAATTACCTACATTAAATTTACCTAGTGATTGCATAAATTGATTATTAGTATTAGAGTATTCTAATACATCTGCAATTCTTAAAGATACAGCTTCAGCTGTTTTTAATGTTAAATATAATCCAGCTTGTAATATATGTCTTGTGGCTGTATTGCTATTAGCCGCTGCTAATTTTTGTAGACCAACTAAAGCATTCTTATCGGGTTGACTACCATCTCTTGCTTCATTTAATCCTGTAACATCTCGCATCATTTGCAAATAATAATTGTAAGATTGTATTAAGCTTGCAATTTTATTGTTACCTCCCGATGTTTGTAATTCCTGTATTGGCACTCTACCTGGATTCATATCCCCATCTTGTGTCATTGATCTACCAATAACAGAACCAGTTTGGAAATACATATTTAACGCTTCTTGCGGATTATAATTTGTACCATTACCTAAATCCACTTCAGCAAGGCCGTCCGCATCTAAGTATACACCATCTGGTACCAGTCTTGAAAGAACCTGTTGTAATTTTAAATGCGTTATTTGAATCATGTCAGCAAATGATGTCATCCTACTAACTAAAGATTCAGGCTTTCCTTTATATATTCTTGGGGCTACAATATTGTAACTCATTTGTACTTTTGTAATATCAGACTTAGGACGTGTCATATTAACACACTTTTTCCATTCCAATAATTTTTCGTGGCCAACTATTTTTGTTCCTTCATACAACACTTCAATAGCTCTATTTACTTTTTGAAAGTTGGGGTCATTGCTGGGTGGATTAAATGAATCGTCTTTTTTCAATGCTTTTTGATAACCCGTTCCACCTTCTTTAATTTTATATACTTGATTTTCAAAAGTTTTATATTCAAAATGTAATACGTATACATAGTTAGCATCAATGCTATCTGCTGATGAAAACTTTCTACCTAACATATTACTGCCTGAACCATACTGTTCTAGCTTTTTAATATCATCGTCAGTTAATTCTGGAAATTGTTTTTTAAGATCTGCTATAGTTAACTTTCTTACTTCACCTACATAATATAAATCATCAAAATATGGTGACTCTGTATAAGAATAAACTAAATCAGAAGGATCGACATATTGTAATTTTATTCCTTCAGCTGTATTAAAACTATTTTTTACACAAGATATACCTAATACTGCCGTGTCATAATCAAGCCTTTTCTTAAGTAGATCATACTTGTTTAAATCAAATACGTTTGTTAAAGCTTGTTCTTGTGCAATTTCAATACTTTGTTTATAAGTTAACTGCATGTGTAATTCTAACTCTTCATCAGATTCAGGTAAATTATTTTTATCGTTTTTAAAAGTATCTAGTCCCATGTCTTGCTCAACAGCTTCTTTAAAACTAAACAAGCGCATGTCTTCTAAATAATCTTTTACATATTGTGTTCTTTCAGCAGAAGCGACAGCGTCTACTGAGTAAGCTTTTAAATCATAAGTTCTTTCTTGTATACCGTTTACAACTATATCTACAAACTTAGGTATAATTGGAACTGGCTTCCAATCTAAATTAAGATATGATAAATCACCGTTTATTGATAATTCGTTTTTATATTTATCTATACTTTGTTCTCCTCTTGCATATAATCTTAATCTATGAAAATTATCTCTGTTAGCGAAGTAACGTGTATCTGACCCGTCTTTTCTAAACCATTCTGCTTCTATTGCATTACCGATCTGTAAACCATATTGTTCACTAGCTTTCTCAGCACTGCTTACAGCTTGACTTGGAAAAATGCCTTTTTTAATTATCTTAGCCATTTATTGTATTATTTTTGAAATGTTGCTTTTGTTATCATATTTAGCAAAACTAAAATTAACTTTATCTTTTAATTGTATCATAGCTTTTGGTGTATACAAGTTTTTATTACATGCCATAACCGCCAAGCCCGAGCTTATCGCGGCATCAAATTTTGTTCTTTTATTTATATCAAACTTTGCCCAATCATTTAATGTAATATTAAAATACATATCCCCGTAATTACCGTCTCCAGTATGTCCTACATATGAATTTATATAACTTTCAATTGCAGCAGCGTGAGCTTGTCTAATATCTTCACTCGAGTTTGGTATTCCGCCTATTTCTTTTTCAGCAACAGATAATCTATTCCAAACTTTATCAGGTCTATTCATTGAATAGCCTCTATAACCTCTTCTTTTTAAATAATATAATAATCTAGGTTTGTTATTTTCTGCAAGTATTGGCATACCGTAAAAATGTAATGCCATTAATATATCTTCAAAAAATATTTCTGCAGTTTGAGGTCTTGCAATATACTCTAAAAAAAATCTATTCGGAGGAGCATTCTCCATACTGAATTTTGTGAGGCCGTGTAAAGAACCTTTAGATCCTTTGCCGTCGGTAGTTCCGGATATATCATAACTATCGCAACCAAATGCACCAACGTGTTCATTACCAGGATATTTAACTCCATTTTTTATTATTACTTTATTTTGTAAATTTGAACTTGGAATCCAACTTACTTTAAATCTTCCATTAGGGTTCGGTGTAAATTGAACTTTTGAATCTTTAATGCCGTTCTGCCACGAAAAAGATCCAGTATTGACATTACCGTCGTATCTAGCTTCTTCATTGTAGTCAATCTGTTCGTAAATCCTAACAAGATTAAATATGCTATTCTTAGTTTCATCTCTGAAAGCGTGCTCTTCAGTCCGTGGAAATTGTCTATAAAATTCATTTAATGCGTCTTGATCTCCTTTTAATCCTTCAACTTCATTCTCCCAGTGTTCGATAACCCCGATGTCAATAAGTTGTTTGTAGCTATCCTCAACCGGCTCTGCGGGCGTATTGAATACAGGTAATCCATAAGAATCAATGAATCCTTCGAAGTTCCATTCCATAGGTATGAACAAACTATATAATCCTGAGCGAGTCTGTCCATTGCGGTTTCTTTTTGTAACATCTGAGTCATCGTATAATTTTTTATAGTTTTCACCTCCCTTATCTAATGAGTTACTTGTTGAACCCATCATACATTTTCCAATAACTCTTGAACCTAGCCTTAATGTGGTTTTAGTTACTCTCCAGTTGTTTAATATATTTTCTGGTCTTTCCCATTTACCGGCCTCATCATGCACAAGTAACGCAAGCTTTTCACCATCGTAGCTGTTATCACCAGTATTTTTCCAATCAATTGTGGTATCAAGGCCAGCAAGCTCTTCAGTTTTTTCATTTACAATTATTTTACGCCTAGTAAATTTACTTGCGGGAACACGATATGCCAATTCTGTTTTTGGTCTATCCATTCCATCTTGTATTGGTTTAAAGAAGAACGGGTAGTTGACGGATATTGGTACAACTTTATCGGTAAACATTTTTTTTGCATCAGCTCCTGACTTTGAAAGTATTCCGTATCGAGAGTCTGAAGAGATGGTAGCTTGGTTGACAGTCTCTGATGATGCCATGAATGAAAACCCACTCCGTCTATTTTTGAGGTAGCACATTCCATAACATCTTGTATCTGCTTTGCAAGCTTCCCAGAATATAAAGAATAATCTGTTTGCTTCTCTAAACTCTGGCTTCCCAACATCAATCTTGGTCCACTGCAAGTACATATAATGAGCGCCAGTAATGTAAGTAGGATTGCCCTTGTTATAGAACCAGTAGCCTTCATCGCGTCTACTAAACTCATTATCGATATACCCATGCCATCTATTTTTGTAATCTACCGGTAAATCCTTCCAATCAAATATAGTTTTTAACTTTTCTAATTCTTTTGGATATTCTTGGACTTCCCATTTATTATTATTTTTGCTAAGATTTTTTGGTACAGGAGGCAATGCTACTTTTAAATTCTGTATGCTATACACATCTCCTATTTCACCGGTCTTACTAATTACAATAACATCATTTTCTTTATTATAACCGTATTTCCACTTCTTTGCTTTATTAAGCCTTTTAATTGTATTAATTTTTATAGGCTCTATAATACTATATAATGATTGTTCGTACATTATTTAGATCTTTTTTCAGCAAACCCCTTAAAGGTACTTTCTTTTTTTTCTATTGTTACCCCGTCTAATAAACCTTTTTCTTCTTCTATTCTGTTTAATATTTCAAAAGCATCAAATATAGCTAACTTTTTCGTAGCTGCAGCGTTCTTTAATCTATCAGCAGAAACATCATCGTCTGAATCAACTATAGCTTCTTTAGCAACTTTTATTAATTCTTCAACTGCTTTATGCCCAGCTTGGATTATATTCTTTTTCGTTTCCTTGACGTTCATATTTAATAGATACTGAATTGGTTAATACTCTATACAATCTTTCGCCATCAACAACAAATTCATATTCGCTGCGAGGCGTAAAACCAACTAAATCTCCTATACAGACATCACTAAGTTTACTATCTACATGTTTCAAAACTCCCTTATATGGAACTTCTTTTTCATCAGAAAATATATTATTAGATACAATTGGTTTAATAAAACAATAACCATCTGGCGCATGCCATTTGTTATTTCTTTTATATAAAAATATTTGGTCTGGCATTACAAAGTATTCATCTTCCTTATAAAAGCTTCTAGTATTTCTTTCTTCACCATATTGATCGTGCCATCTTCTGAACACATTATGATGTACTATAACTTCATCCCCTACTTTAATTTTTGTATTATTTTGTTTAGGGGTCGACGTCACTATGCCATTTCTGCTAACGTATCGGTGGTCAAAAATTTCTGTAGTTAACAAAAGCTCTTGACCATCAATAGTTTTTTTATTATTGTAACGTCCGTTTTTAGGTTTAACTATAAAGTTAAATAAACTTCGCATTAATACTCTAAATTATACTCAACGGCAATAGCCATATTTTTATTAAAATCTTTCCAAGGCAATACTTCTTTACCCTTTTTTATATAAATAGAAAACTTGTCGTGTTCTTCTACAATGTCACATATTGTATGGCCACCATATACTTCTTGGCCCACAGCATAATGCATTGCGTCATTCTTGTAGTCTCTACCTATACTAATCTTCCTTACTAACGACATAAGTTCCGTCTGTCAAATTTATATTTACTAGTCCGTAAACTTCTTTTAAAGCATTTTGCATTTGTTCTAGATCACTTTTTAATAGTGCTGAAGCATGTAATACCTCGTGCTTTTGCATTTCTATGTTACCTAATTG